CTCGTAAGATGAGAGCCCTTTGGACTCTTGAGGCTTCTCAAGACCTTAAGGCTTATCACAACCTTGACCTTGAGCGTGAGCTTACTGACCTTCTTTCGAAGGAGCTTCAGCTTGAGATCGACCGTGAACTCATCGAAGACCTTCGCATGATTGCTTATGGTTTGCGTGATAGGAACCTTGGTGGTGTTAATCAAAACATCATGGACAAGAGCTACATCAACATGGGTAATGCTACTGATGGAGTCTACCCTGGCCTTGATGGTAACTCTGCTGCAACGGGTACTTTCGTTCCCGCGCAGTTTACCTACGACTTCGATGGTGCGGAAGGTACTGGAACGGCTACGGAGTTTGGTTCTGCAAAAGTGGATTCCAATATCTTCGTGATTGATTTCAGTCAGTCTAGCCTTAGCCTGTATCCTCGTCATGTTGGCGAAGTGTATGCTAACTTGCTGGCAATCATTAATCTTGCTTCACAGGACATTTACCGTACCACCATGCGTGGTCCTGGTAACTGGCTTCTGACCTCTCCGCTTATTGCCTCTCTTCTTGAGAGTGCTGCCAAGCTTGAGGGTGGTGTTATGCCTAATGAAGGTCCGACTAACATTGGTCGTAACAGCATTGAGTATAAGGGCAAGTTTATGGGTCGCTATGACCTTTATGTTGATCCGATGTACCCGACTGATGAGATTCTTGTCGGATACAAAGGTCAGAACGCTATGGATGCTGGTTATGTGTACGCTCCGTACATTCCTCTCCAGCAACTGCCTACTATCACGGATCCCGAGTCCTTCCAACCCAGGAAGGGTATCTTGACCCGTTATGGCAAGGTGCAGATTGAGCCTATGAACCGATTCTACAGAATCATTCGTATTATCGGTCCTACGAGTAACTACCTGTTCAGCCCATTCGCTCGTAACGATGCTAACTTAGGTTCTGCTACTACTGTCTAACCAGTAATTAAGCAAGATTTACGAGGGCCAGAGGTTTTTTGTCCTCTGGCCCTCTTTTCTTTCCTATATACTTTAGAACATTATGTATAAATATCGAAGCAAATGCAGGTGGAATATGCTTCTTCACATTGATGGTGAAGTAGTAGAGATTAGACCGTCAGAATTATTCGAATCAAAGACTTTAGTTACTTCTAGATACTTAGAATTAATGAGCAAACCGATACTGAAAAAGAAGAAGGGGAGACCTGCAAAATCCTCTAAACCCAACATCTTTATAGAGGAGAATCATGGCAAGAGCAGCAGCGGCACCTAAAGTTGACCCAAGATTGATGGGATATGGTGATACCTTTGGTAACTACGGAGGTAGGAACCTTGGGGATACTGATCTCTATTCTACTGCTATTGATTCCTTTAAATTAAATAAAGGTCTTTTATCCGATGGAGTTGAGCTTGATCCTTTTGAGGAGACCATTCACGATTTTGTTCTCTCTAGATTAGGGCACCCAGTAGTTAGGGTAGAGCTTACCCCATTCCAAATTAAAACTGCAATTGATGAAGCTATAACTAATTTAGATTATCATGCTCCGTTTTGGACAACGCAATGCGCTACATTTCAATGTTCAGCAGGAGTAAATGCTTATGTACTTCCTATGCATATAGCCTATAACCTAAGTTATGTTTGTTATAAGAAATCCTTACTTAGTATCCAGAACATGGCTGGAACACTAGAGTTTGATTTCTTCATCAAATATTTCCAAGATAACTTCTTATTTAGTAACTTTCAAGTGTCTGATTTTTATCTAATGCAACAGCACCTAGAGATGATCAGAAAGATTCTCAGCCAGGAAGGTTCTTGGGATTTAGTAAATGGAAATATTTTACAATTGTATCCAACCCCTGTTAACCCATCTCAAACAGTTATCTTGATTTACAGAGCTTTAGATACTTATACCATGCATCCTTATTACAAGAACTGGATTCAACGCTTTGCTTTGGCTGTATGCAAAGGAATCTTAGGAGAAGTAAGAGGGAAATATAAATCACTTCCGTCTCCAGGAGGAGGCGCAAGTTTAAATGGCGATGCTTTAATACAACAAAGTACCGCTGAAAAGGACAAGCTCAAAGAAGAGCTTCTCTCAGAAATTGAAGAACCTCCTGCGTTCACAATGTTTTAATCATGCCTAAAGGAAGTAATACAAAAGTTAGTCGCTGTGTAAGAAAAGTTCAGAAGACTAAAGATAAAGGATCAGCTATTGCAATCTGCCAGGATTCAACTAACCAGTCTTACATGACTGGTAAAAAACTTAAAGAAGCTATTGCAGCTAAAGTTCTAAAGCCTGGAGCGGGGAAGCTGGCTAAGAAGCTTGGAGATGAACACGATGATAAGTGGGAAGATGAGGAGACCAAGAAAGGTTATTGGACTCCTGCGGCTGATGACACTACAGGGTATACTTCAAAAACTTCTGATAATGCGTCAGATGATTTTCAACATGGTGGTTGGAAAAAGGAAACCAAGGGAAAGAAAGGAAAAAAACCTATGAAAACTAAGAATGAAGAAACTGACGAAGCTGCTGCTGATGAAGCCGCAAAAGAAGCATCTAAGAAAAAACCCAAGAAGCCTGAGGCTCCTGACGCTGTAGAGAAGGCTATGGGAAAAGCGAAGAAGGGGCATCCTGGTGGGATTAAGCATTTTAGAGATAAGATTATGCAAGCTGGTAAAGATGCAGTTAAGAAACATGATGAAAAACTCGCTGATGAAGAACTGGCTGATAAAGAATCACGGTCATACGCTTATAAGAAATTAGCTAGTGTATTAGCTGAAACTTCTGGCCGTGTTAAAAAGGCAGAGGATGAAGCTGCGGCTAAAGTAAAAGAAAGAGTTGCTAAGGCAAGAGCAGGGGGTGCAAAAATTAGCCCCTCACAAGAAGGGAGAAGGTCAGGAAGAGCAAAGCATCATGCAGGGGTTCAGGCTGTAAGACAAGACGCCCACACTGAGTATAAAAGGATGGGCTTGTATTTAGCTGAAGCTATGGGTTATAGAATTGATGAGCTTCTTCCTGCTGTTGCCGCTATGGCGGGTCGGGCTGTAGTGGGCAAGGTTGCTGGGAAGATTGTTGGGAAGGGTTTGGGTTTAAAGTCTGATAAAGATAAGAAGAAAGAAGAATTAGCGGCTCAAGATAAATCTGCTGAAGTTCAAGAGGAAGGGAAAGCTGCTGTGATAAAAAAAGCACTTACAAAAGTTGCTAAAAATCCAAAAGTAAGAGCCGCTGTTCTTCGTGCTGGATCTCAGGTAGCAACAAGTATGGCTGATAAAGAAGAAAAGAAAACACAAACGGAAGGTAAAATTATGAATAGTTATGTTAAAAAATTAATGGAATATCAGGTTGGTCCTACCGCAAAGAGGATAGAGGCGAAAAGTCCTGGAGGAGAAGGTAGTAGAATGTCGGATCAGGGAGATAAACCAGTCTCAAGAGACCCCGTAGTTGACAGAGAGACAAAGAAAGCTCAAGCTAGGGTTGATAAGAGACTTAAGACAAAAACTAATCTCAAAGTTAGTGATGCTGTTCAACTTGGTATGGACGCTAGAAGAAGGGCCGTCAAAGCTGGTAAGTCTGTTGAAGGTTCTCCTCCTCTCCCCCGTGAAACTAAAAAAGATGCAGCAGCAGATGCGGCTCAAGATAAGAAACGAAGAGAAGCTCCTGGAGATCAGTAATTGGCAAAGAAGGACTACAAAGCGACGACGAGGCTGCCTGAACTTCCTGACCTTGATGAGGGAGAGAGTTTACTCAACCTTTTCGATCAGGAGAATCCAGAGATTAACCTCTTCAACTTGGTTGATGATGAGATGATTCGTCTTGCTGGTTCTAAGTTCTCTTTCTACAAGTACTATCAGTCTGCTGATTATGATCCTGTTTACATGGAGTCTCGTAACAAGCCTGTAGCTAAACAAGCACTTACGGTTCATGGTCACTACGACCCAATCTCCATGAGTGAGGAGCTTACCCAGTTCGGCATTGAGTTAACCAATGATCAACTCTTTACTTTCAACAAGAGCTACATTGAAAGGAAGATTGGTAGGTCTGTCATCCCTGGAGATGTTGTTAAGCCTTTTTTCCAAGATCAAAGGTATGAAATTTTCGAAGTTGTTGAGGATAGCTTTGAGTCCTACGGTGTGTACCACTTAGTATGCTCTGCTAAACTCCTCCGTGATGCTCCTGATGTTCAGGACACTCCTCTTACCCAGGTCAGCGATGAGCTTGGGGGGTATGCAGGTATAGATGACTAATTATAAATATATAGATAATAGTGGGCTACTCACCACTTGGGATGCTTCTGCTTACGAAAGTAGGAATAATAGGTGGGATACTAGGGAAGGCGATATTAGAAAGAAAATTTACAAAATGACCCAAGCTAAGAATAATATCTCTTTTGTTTACAGAGAATCTCTACGCTCTATGATCGCATCCTTTAACGATGTAGGATATATTGATTCAGAGGAGAAGTTTAATAGTATAATGTGTATCCACGCTAATGCTGAAAGGGCTATTGCCAAGCTAAAGCAAGAGAACAATATCATTCTGCCTATCATTTCTATAGGTCAAACAACTTCAGACAATGATGTTGCTCGACAGAAAACTGAAAGTCTTTTAGTTAACGAGAGCTACTGGGATTCAGAAAAGAATAGAGCTTTCAGAGTTCTTAGTCTAGCCCCTAGAGCAGTGAATGTTAAGTATCAACTAAATATTTGGACTAAGTATATGTCCGATATGGATCAAATTCTTGAACAGATTAGATTAAAATTTAATCCTGAAATGCAGGTTCCCACGGAGTTCTCTACACTAGCTAAAGCATACTTAGACTCTGAGGATGATGTGGGTCAGGTTGCGGTAGCAGACAAAGCTGATAGGGTTCTTAAGAAAACTTTGAACATAGTTTTAAGAACATACATCCCTAGTCCTAAGTTCTTGTATTCTTCCACTGGTAAGATTGAAGAGTTTAAGATGGAGACTAGTTAATGTCTGACTTTATTTGTACTACAGCGGCGACTGCAACTTGTCTTGATGATCAAACAGGAAGTGAGAAAGTATTTATAGAAGGTGAGGGGGTTACTAGAGTTAATATAGATACTGCTGTAGGACTTATTTATGCGGGAGGATCTCAAACGGTTTTTGTAGAAGGGAATCCCGCCTCGTTGCCTAAAGATTTGGTTGCTGCTCACCCTCCATGCGGGGATCCTAATCCTCCTCATTGTGTTGCTACTACCCAAACTACCCAAAGCAGGGTTTCGGCTGGTGGTGGATCCCCACCACCACCACCCCCTCCTCAACCAGACCTTAATCTTAACCAGCTTGCTTTGGCTTTTCCCCATAAAACAAATACTAAGACTGTGGGAGGCTACTCCTTATGTTATAAGTATATAGGAGATATTACCCTTACTTATAGTATAGTTAATACTGGTGGTCAACCAGCGGGACCATTTAATGTTGGCCTATGGGAAGTGTCTGAATCTATGATAGGTTATTCCATAGCTCTACCAAGAGGTTCTGATGGGGATAATGGAACTTTCCCTCTTTTACTAAATGAATTCCGTCAAGGAATAATCCCCCCTGGGGGGCAGGTTACTGGAACTATAGTATTACCTCCTGATGGTAAAAAGAGAGATGGTATATGGGATGGCGTTAAAGTACGATATGATCTCGCTATTGATGGGTGGTATCCTAATAGGGCATTTACTTTGTTTTTGGATTTAGATAATGAGGTATGGGAACAAAGTGAAACGAATAATACATTACCTGTTTTTGGAGCAGCAGCCACATATTATCCTGGGGGCTGCAATTAGGTTATAAAAAAGTTTTCACAAAAAGGTCCTGTCATTAGTACATAATAAAGGAAGGAATTAGTTATGAAAGTTGTAAAAAATGATAGTCTCCAAACTCTAACCGTCTATTTTAGTACTGAAAAAGGCTGTAAGGAAAGATACATGAGACCTGGGGAAAGTATTGTAGTTCCTGAGAACTATATCACCGAACAGATCAAAACCCTTCATCGGCGTAGGATCTTTAAGATTTCTAACGCTTAGGAGAATAAATTATGCCTAATTATGTAAGCCCTGGTGTCTACACCATTGAGAAAGATATTTCAGAATATGCCCCGTCAATCAATACTTCTATTGTTGGTATTGTTGGGTTTGCCGGTAAAGGCCCCACGAACAAGGCTACCTTAATCACTAGCCAAAATAACCTTATTAGAACTTTTGGTGAGCCTAGTGAGGGACTTTTAGGCCAAGGTCTTGAGGGTGGAATAGAAATCTTAGAGCAAACCAACAGTATGTATTTCGTAAGAGCCGCAGCTAGTACTGCTGCTGATGCTTCTGCTACTATGGGAATAGGCTCTTGTCCTGCTGTTATTGTTTCTGGTAACGATACCTATACTAAAGGATGGGGGGTTGAGCAACCTCTTACTCTTAGAATTCAAGTTTATGATGATGCAGGAACAGCCCAATTTGCAGACAACTCTAGTGAAGGTAAGGACTTTAGCATTCCTGCTGGAACTGCTACCAGCCAAGGTGAAGCCATTAGAAAGATTGTTGGTGGTGGCTTAGATGCTGATAAGATTGGTTGTTTCTTTAATGGTGGTGTAGGGTCGGCTGCTACTGGTCTTGGATTATCTGGAGCCCTAGTAGGTTCTTATGCTGGCTCTGGTGCATCTATCAGTGTTTCAGCTTGTAGTGGAACTACTTTTAGTGAGGCTAATGGTGCCTCTGCTTTGATGGCAACTACACCCGCAAGTGGAGCAACTGCTTACGGTCTTTCGGGAGCTTATGCTTCTGCTGTAAGAGTTTATGGTGGAAGTATTCTTACCTCAGGAACAAACTCTGCTGCTTATAAAGTGGAATCTTTGCATCCTGGAACAGCGTACAATGGTGGGAGCAAGACAGACGGGACCACTAGCGGTAATAGTATTACCACTGCGGATCTTGGATCACAAAACTTTAGTGTTAATGTTAATCAAGACGGTACTACGGATGAAACTTTCAAATGTAGCTTTGTTGGTTCGGGTGCATTTATTGAAGATGTTATTAATACTGGAGAAACCAATACTACCTCTGATATCATCAAAGCTAACTTGGTTAAGAACGATGCTGATGCTACCGCAGCCGAGCTTACAGACTTTTCGGATCTTTTAAGTGTTTTGATGGGTACAACTGCTTTCCAAGTAGATTATCAGTGGTTAGAGCCCAATACTTTCCCCACTGGTACAGGTACTCCTGTTGAACAATCTAGAGTTTCTATTAGTGCATCTAGGTGGAATAAAATTATTCCTGCGACAGCTACGAACTTAGCTGGTGGAACTAATGGTGATGAGGCTGGAACTTCTGATGCTGCCCTAATTGGAGATGCTTCTGTTGACCCCAAGACGGGAATGCAAGCTCTTGATGATCCTACTCTTAATGTTGCCATAGCTTTGGTCCCAGGAATCCAAGCTCAAACGGTTCAGAATGCTTTGATTACTATGGCTGAAACTACTCAGAACTTCCTTGCTCTTGTCTCACCCCCTGTTGCAGTGGGTACGGTTCAGGACGCAATTGATTGGAGTAACGGCAAATCATCCTCTACTGGTGGATCAAGAACCGCTCCTATTAATAGTTCTTATGCTGCTATCTACTGGCCTTGGGTGAAGGTGTTCAGCACCTTTGACGGACTTGATCGCTGGTATGATCCTGCGATCTTCGGAGCCCGTCAGATGGCTTTCACGGATGCTGTGGCTGATAGCTGGTTTGCTCCTGCGGGGTTCCGTAGAGGTCGCCTCACGAAGCCTACGGAGGTAGAAGTCAAATTGAACCAAGGTGATAGAGACAGTCTCTACAGTGGTGGAAATGTTGTTAACCCAGTCGTTTCCTTCCCGCAACAAGGCATCACTATCTTTGGTCAAAGAACTACTCAAAGATCTGCAACTGCTCTGGATAGAATTAATATCCGCAGACTCATGATCTACATTCGCAAGGTTATCCTTGCAGCCACCCAGAGATTTGTTTTCGAGCCTAACGATGAGTTCACTTGGTCACAAATTGAAGGTGTTCTTAACCCCTTCCTCGATGATATCCGTAGAAGAAGAGGTATCACCGAGTTCCGTGTTGTTTGTGACTCGTCGGTTAATACTCCGTTTAGAATTGATCGCAACGAACTTTGGACCAAGGTTCTCATTAAGCCTACTAAGACTGCTGAGATCCTCATCTTCGAAATCAACCTAACTAACCAATCGGCGCAGTTAGGATCACTGTAAGGAATTAACTAATGGCAACATCTTATTACAAGACTAAGTACGACCGAAAATTCACCCCTGGTCAGGGTCTTCCCACCATCTCTACTGATCTTGATTCAGTAAGGGCATATCAATTTGAGATTCATTTTTTTGGTCTACCTGCTGATGTGACGAATCAACCTGATTTAACTCTTGCTGCCAAGAAAGTTGGTGGTCTGGAAATGAAGAGTGAAGCGATTGCTGTTGATCGTGTCAACGATAAGGTATACTACCCTGGTAAGGTTACCCCTGGTGAACTTACTGTGGACTTTGATAACCTTTATCTTCGTGAAACTGCTTCTGATCTTTATCGCTACTTCCGTCACACCTACGATCCAATCACTGGTGAGATGACCAAGAGCGCACAGCCAGGAGGCACCGCTGGTACTACCTTTAAAGCTGATAAAGTTGAAGTGGTTATGCTTGATAACACTATGACCCCACACTCAACGATTGAGCTTTATGGTGTTTGGCCCTCCACTTGGTCTGCTTCCGAGTTTAACTATACTACTAACGGGTTCCACCAACTGACTGTGAACTTCAAGTATGATTTCATGAATGTTTATAACTACGCTAACCCATCTTAACTAGGGAGGTGATGTTTAGGTATCTATGGCTCAGTCTGTGGTTAAAAGCAGACTGAGCTTATTTAACTTGGCTATAATATACTATGGACTACTTCTCAGACTTAATGGAGAGCTACGAAAAGCTTAAGAAGCGTACATTTAAACTTACTTATATCTTAGAAGCGGATACCCCAAAAGTCAAACCTGATGATGGAAAATCTAGTCAGGAAGATATAGATTCTGCCGCTAATAAAGAAGCAGAATCTAAAGCGCAAGAGGTCGTTGATGCGGGGAAGACGCAACAGCATAATCCCGAAATGCAAGTAAAAGGAGGAGAACCCTATGCTTATCTAGGAGTTAAGACTAATAAAATTAATTTAGTAGGAGGACCTGTAGGAGCAGGGCGACCTCAACCTGTAGCAGACGCAGGGGGAACACCAGATGTTAAGTCCCGAGGTTGGAAAATGCTTGTTAATTACTTTAAAGATGGTGATGCCGATAGACAAGTATCGGATGAGGAACAAGCTGAAATAGACGCACAAGAAGAGGCTGCTCGATATGAAGCACTAGCAAAGCCAGAAACAATTTTCGTAGAAGCAGGGTATAACCTGGATGAGAACGATCCAATTAATATATCAGAGGGTGTAGAGGCTATACAAGAAACTTTTGAAGATTTAAAGAAGTTTTGTCTTAGTGTAACAACTAAACCTAAGCCAAAGTATTGTGATGCTCCTGGAACATTCCTAACAGGGCAGGGGAACGCAGCCTGGGGTTATAAATTAGCTAACGGACAAGCCATAGGTGTAGAAGGTGAGACTGAACAAATACCTCCTGGATTAGTAGTTGAAGTGTCACAACATCATAGAGATTTTATGAAATTTTTGACAGGTAAGGGAGATTGTGATACAGTTGATCAAAAAGTTGGTATATACGGTGATAAGCTCATGATTTTTGGTGATACCCAAGAAACAGGGGTGGTAATTAATACCAAAAATGATTTACAAATTGACGCTTTAGCGGCTCTTAAAAAACAATGCTCTGATTTTGAAGAAAAGCAAATGAGGGGACCATCTGCACCAAATAACAAGGGTTTAAATCAAGTTAGAGGGACTGTTGATGAGAAATGTATGGTTGCTGCGGTAGCTCTTAATGCGGCTGGTAACGATCCAAAGAAAATTAAAGCGGCTTTAAAGGATCTAGCTAAGTATATTAGTGGAAAAGGATTAGACCTTATAGAACACGCTCGAATAAAGGTAGGGGAAGAGGATGTAGCTAAAACTTTCGACGCAGATAGTGAAGAAGCAATCCTTATGGAACAAGCTAAATTAGCTCAAACAGATGGAGGCGAACCCTTAGTTAGATATACCTTGATGACTATACGAAGACACATGGCTTTTGTTAAAGCTATGGGTGCTGACTCTGCTGGGGATTTAAGTAAGGAAGGGGGGCAGGGAGCTAGAAGTGACACTGTTTTGTCCTACAAGAAAGAGAACCACGATAGGGCTGTAGAAGCGTGTAAGCTACTAGGGTTGGACCCAGCACTAGCAATTACGGAAAGTAAAGATCCTAAGTATGCTTTTGAGCTTGGGGTTGGTCAAAAAGATAAAGTAGGTCCGATTAAAAAAGATGTTAAATGTGGAGAATATAATACTACAGTAAGAAGAAGAGCGTCTATTCGTGGCGAGCTTGGCCCAACAGCGGCTGATGATCCTAAGTTCCAAGAGGGTTTCACCGAATGGGCAGACGAGCTACAGTTTGGTGATATTACTACAGGGGAGGGGAAGGAGAGATGGGACGCATTCTTAGAGTTTGAAGAACAATTAGAATCTGATGTAAGTAAGTTAGAAACTACGATTAATGACGGGAATACTTATGTTTATGATGGTAAAATAAGAGCTATGCAACCTGCTGAAGTCTGTGCTTCGTTGGGTAGAATTATACAAGGAAAGTTGTCCTACGCTGGGCAAACAGAAACTGAACTTGGTCAACTGTTTCTTGGAGATGAGAGGAAAGCAAACTTTAGAGACGCAGCCACTCGCCAGAAAGCAGCAGAATTAGTTGGTAGACAAGCTAGAATTAAAATGGTCCAAGAGGCTTTTGAAGATGATTCCGATCCCGTTAAACAACAAGCTGCAAAAGATTGGATGATTAGAAATGCAATCATGACTGGGGGGAACTATAGAGATATAGTTACTAACATAACCTCTCATGATGAAAATAAATCCCTTGTTTTCCGACACAATGAAGTATTTCAGAAGATGGCAGATCCAAATTCCGATGTTAGTTTTGATTTTAAGGGAAGTTCACTACATATCCTGGTTGATGGACTTGCTTGTAAACTTGGGTTTGAGCGAACATATTCTGCTGAGGGGGTTCAAACACGAACCG